GTTTCCAAGAGAAACTCTCCGTTTTGTTCATCTTCCGAATATATTTTAACATTATAAGTTAACATAAGATATAATTAAAGCATAACAGGTTTTATGTTCAAAGTATTTAAAAAAGAAGTTAGAATAAAGCAATACCTCTATCATGCCCAAGGGTATGGAAGTTTCTTTGCTTGGCATAAGGTGAAAAATGGCATTTGATTCTAGAAAAGACTTATTTAAATCGGTAAAACAAAGAAAGTTTTTAAACAAAGACTTTGAAGGTTTTAAATCCGACTTGTTTGAATACGCCAGAATACACTTTCCTGATAAAATACAAGATTTTTCTGACTCTTCTTTGGGCGGATTATTTCTTGAGCTTGCATCTTATGTTGGTGATGTTCAATCATTTTATTTGGATCATCAATTTCATGAACTAGACCCAACAACCGCAACAGAGTTTAAAAACATTGAAAGACATTTGAAAAACTCTTCTGTAAAAGTAGTAGGTGGCTCTCCATCTGTTGTATATGAAGACTTTTCCATAGAAGTACCTGCTGATTCTACGCAAAATCCACCAGTTCCATTAACATCTTCACTTCCAATAATTCAAGCTGGGAGTACAGTAAAGGCAAACAATGGCATTGTATTTGAATTGCTTGATGATTTAAACTTCAACGATTCTACTAATGGAAAATATGATGCAGATATTAGAATTGGAAACAGAGACAGCAATAATAATCCTACAACATTTATAATGACACGAAATGGAATGTGCATTTCCGGAAAAAGGGCAACTGAAACATTTAGTGTAAATGGATTTGAGTCATTTAAGAAAATTACTTTAGCTAATTCAAATGTAACTCAAGTTATATCGGTTAGAGACTCACAAGATAATGAATATTATGAAGTTCAATTTTTAACTCAAGACACCGTATTCAAACCGATTTTAAATTATGGAAATGATAACAACCTTGTAAAACAAAATCTAATTTTAATTCCTGCACCATATAGATTTATAACAGATACAAGTTTAAGTACAAGATTAACAACACTTACATTTGGAGGTGGAAATGCATTAACAATGAATGATGATGCCATACCAGATCCTTCAAATTATGCCTTGCCATTGTATGGAAAAACTACATTTTCAAGATTTACACTAAATCCAACATCGTTATTACAATCACCAACGATGGGAGTTATAACGCCTAATTCTACAATAACTATTGAATACCGTTATGGTGGTGGATTAAATCATAATGTAGCTGAAAACTCAATAAGAGGATTGGATAATATATTAATGTCTTTTCCTAATGGGCCTGCATCCAACATTTCACAATTCGTTCGCCGCTCATTAAGTGTAAACAATAGCCAGCCAGCAAATGGTGGCGAAGATCCTCCTACAGTAGATGATTTAAAGGCATTAATCCCAGCTAATAGAGCTTCACAAGAAAGAATAGTCACAAAAGAAGATTTATTAGCGCGAGTTTATTCAATGCCTTCTAATTTCGGAAGAGTATATAGAGCAAGTGTTAAAGAAAACGCAAACAATCCACTTGCGACACAACTGTATATAATCTCAAGAAACGCAGAAAAACAACTTATTATTTCGCCCGATTCTTTGAAGAAGAATCTTGAAACTTATTTAAACAGTTATCGTATGATATCTGATGCAATTGATATCATGGATGCAAAAATTATAAATATTAAAGTTGAGTTTTCTGTTGTAATAAACCCTGAACATAACACAAATATAGTTTTGCAGAATATTATTTCAAGATTGAAAAATTATTTTCAAACAAGTAATTTTCAAATAGATCAACCTATTGTAATATCAGATTTGCATAATATCATTTACAATAACACTGGCGTTATCTCTGTTAATTCTGTTAAAATAAAAAACATCACTAATTCAATTGGCGAAAGAGAATATAGTGATATTCAATATGATATTGATTCTAATATAATCAAAGGTATTTTAGTTGGACCACCAGGTTCAATATTTGAAGTAAAATATCCAGATTTTGATATTGAAGGAACATCTTTATAATTTAAAAGAGAAAAAAAATGTATAGAATACTAAAAGCATCAAAAGATACATACATACAAAATAAAGTTGTAGCAAGTTCAAGATCAATTGATTCAAACGTTGGACAGGCTGGTACGCTTGATTTGTTTAAATTATATGATGAAACACCAATTTTATCTGACACTTCAGATTTAACTGAGTTAAGTAGAATATTGATAAAGTTTGATTATTCGCCGGTTCAAAAATTAACTGCTTCATTGTTAGATGTTAGTGCGTCCAATTTTCAATGTTTTCTTAACTTGAAAAACATATACGGTGGACAAACCACGCCACACCATTTTACAATTAAAGTCTGCCCATTAGCAAAAGATTTTGATGAAGGAAGTGGATTCGATGTTGTTTCTTTTAGAGACAAAGATGCTGCAAATTGGATGTCGGCTTCTGATAGTAATGGTGTATTAAGTTTATGGAATGTTTCTGGTGCTGCTGCTACGGGTGCAGTCGGTGATGTAAATGTTGATTACTTTGTTTCTGGTAATTTAGGCGCAGGTTCTCAGAGTTTGACATATACACAATTTTTTGAACGTGGAGATGAAGATTTACTTATAGATATTACACCTATTGTATCGGCTTCAATTTTTGGAAACTTGCCAAATTATGGATATCGTGTTTCATTTTCCGATTCAGAAGAAGTTGATTCAGTAACAAGATTTGTTAAAAGATTTGGCTCTCGTCATACAACTAATAAATCTTTACATCCTAATTTAATTATAAAATGGGATGGAGATACAATTTCAGATGATTCTTCAATGGCATTTTTTGATATAACAAATAGGTTATATATATACAACATTCCCAGAGGAGTATTAGGAAATTATGTTTCTGCTTCAACGCAAATAACTGGTGTCAATTGTCTTTCTTTAACGTTGGCCGCATCGAAATCTGTTCAATTTTACACTACATCATTTAGCCAAACACACTCTCAGTCAATAACATATTTGACAACAAGTATGCAGTATTTTTCTATGTCATTTAGTGCAAGCCAATTGGCATTTGGAAACAAGTATCAGACTGGTGTTTATTATTCTGATGTATTATTAAGTCCAAGTACAAATCAAACTTTAAATGACTTTGTTGATGATTTAAATTATTCGGTTAATTTTCAACCAATTTGGAAATCTCTTGATGGTACAGTTTTGTTTGCTTCCGGAACAACAACAAGATTTAACAGATATGCTTCTGCTGAAACATCTTTTGATTTAAAAAATTATGTTGTAAATATTTTGAATCTTAAAGAATATTATCTTTCATCTGAGCATTCTAAATTAAGAGTCTTTATTCAAGATTATCAATTTGAGGTATTTGCATTACGCTTGCCAAGGCCAGCAAAGTCAAGAATATTTAAAAACATGTATTGGAGATTAATAGATCCATATACAAAAGATATCGTTATACCATTTGATGACATAGGCACAAAATTGTCATCAGATGGAGATGGAATGTATTTTGATTTTTGGTTTGAAGACTTAGAGGAAAACAAAGTTTATGAGTTTGAGTTTAAAATAGTTGAAGATGACAATATACATTATGTGACAAATCAAGGATTTATATTTAAGGTAGTTAAGTGATGAAAGACAAGTTTCAAAGTCTTAAAAACGATAAACCAACGTTGTTTTCTCCAAGTGTTATAAGAAATATAGCATTTGGCAATAATAATTCAATTACTTTAAATGCCGTAAATGCCAATTTAATGGCAGATACAAATATTGACTCCACTTCTTCATATAAATACGGTATTGCAGGCGATGGATTAAAATCAACCCAGCAATTAAACATAGAATGGTCTAAGTTTGAAGAACATACATTTTTCAACTCTGCGCAAGTAAAAACAAACGTATCTTTTGATAAAATATTCAATCAATATCCATTCGATGGAACAAAAAAAGAACTAGAAGCGTTTTTTGATGGTTTGACAGGGTTTGAAAAATACGTATATGATAATTTGCCAAAATATAAAGGATATGCGTTTTTTTCGGGCTCAAAAGGAGCAGAAACAAATGCGGGTACCTGGATAGAAGTAAAAGATATGCAAGGTGCTCAATATCCTGATATCTCTCGTGATTCAACAGGATATTCAATATTGAATCCAGGGTTGTCTTCGATGACTCTTGAAATGCAATTGTTTGTTCCATCTCAGTCAAATACAAACCAAATTGTTCTTCAAAAGCTTTCTCAATCTCTTGTAGGATATGACGGGTATTCTTTGGCATTGAGTAATTCATCTAGTCCAAACAGTGGAACATTAACATTTTATGTTTCAAGCGGGTCAAAAAACAAAAATATTTCTTTTAATTTTTCAAAAGGAAGCTTTCATCATTTGGCTTTAATTTGGGACAGAACCCCATCTATAAATAAATTATTTGCTTATGTTGACAGTCAAATGGTAGCAAGTTCTTCTGGATTTGAGATGTCAGAAACATACTGGCAGGCATCTAATTTTTATA